CCAGTAATCGTGATCGTCTGCACTTCGTTGCACTCAGCTTGGATCACGAAAGCCGATGTTCGATCCCAGTACCGCTTGGTCGGAATAGCACTACAGTTAAAGTTCTGGTGATCACCAAAGTCAGTTAGTGCCTGATTGGTAAAGGCAAGATTGGGCGTACTGGTGAGCATCAACTGTCCGTGTGAGCCATGGATAGCCGTCATTTACCACCTCTGATATACTGTCTGCTATGAAACACTACATCCTTGATGTTCCTAAGCGTGGCTGTTATGATTGCAAAAAGCAATACTTGCAATGTAGGTGCTACGACAAACCCAAAGCTATCATCAACGAAACGCCTATTTACCAAATTGGTGATGAAGTTTGTGTGCATATTCTTAATCAATGTGAATTTGTTAAAATCACCTCTATGCGTTATCCAGTTTATACAAACTGTACTAGCTGGAATGGCGCTCCTGTGATTGTGACCGATTATCAAGTAACAATGCATGACAATAGCATTGAATGGGTTTCCCGTGGTCATATCCATCACCAACCATCATGTATAAGTGACCGCGCCCGTGATCTTGAGTGACCAATCAACCGTCTCCATGTCTTTGATTGGAGCTTTTGCGCTGAACTTGTCAACGATAGCTGAAAAGCCAAAGTTGTGTGTTGCATCCAGGTACAAGCTCAAAGTAAGTGGAGTATCGCTGGTGATTGAATTCCACAAAGCTAGCTGGCCGTTCGTATCGGTCATGTCCAAGCGACCATTAAACTTTGCAGACGCGCCTGCTAGTCCACCAGCAAATGTTTTCCAAGGTAACGTCCCCGCTGCAAACTTGGTTGTTTCGCTTGTGTCTCTGTCAACATCAAGCTCCCAACTATCAATTTCTGCTACCGTAAAGGTAGAAACTTTTACATTTCCACCCTTCCCGTGTAAAGCAGCCATATTATGTCTCCTTATCTAGTACAGCATCCTCAATACATTTGAGGTCTCTTGCCAAAATTCTGCTTCCTAATACTCTTAAAAGTGAATAGCCCTTACTGGCAAGGTAAATGTTTTTCTCTTTGTCTCTCTTTTGAATTTCCGGTTTACTATGCCAGTAATCACCATCGCACTCTATAACAAGATGCTTACTAGGAATATAAAAATCTACAGCATACCTACCTATAAGCTTCTGAGTCTCATACTCAACACCTAATGCCTGTAAAAACTTTGCTACAATAATTTCTATATCAGTGTGAGTGTATTTTTTGCTTACAGAAGCAGACTGAATAATCCTTTCAGCGAGATCCGTCTCTGAAAAAATCTGTTTCATCTGCTCACTTTTTCTGTCCCTCAACTCTGGAGTCCAATAATCTTTTGCTGCTTTAATGGCATTCGCTCTCATCTCAGGATCGGACATTTGGGCTTTTGATGACTCGCTAGTAGCTTTTCGTTGCTCAGGATCTTTCCATCGCTTGTTAGCAGACTCACTCATTTTTTGCCGAACTTCGGGACGCTTCATAGCTTCTTTAACAGCATCTCTAGCAGCTTTACCTTTCTCAGGATCAGCATACTTTTTCTTTGCAGACTCACTCATTTTCGCCCTGACTTCAGGAGACTGAAGCGCTTGAAACTGAGCGTCTTGCATTGCTTTCTTCTTCTCAGGATCAGCCATTTGTTTCTTGGTAGTTTCGCTTAACTTCTCCTTTGCACCAGGACGGGCCATTTGAGCTTTAGTGCGTTCGCTCATTGCCTTCTTGTACTCAGGATCAGCCGCGCGTCTTTTTGCAGCTTCACTCATTTTGCGCCGTGTTTCATCTGATACCATTGTTTGATTTCTCCATTCTAAAAAGTAAGTTCTACTATTTAGAACGAAGATAGGAGGTAATGTTAACATAGGCGCAAACACTGCCAATTTCTACAACTCCTCTGTATTAACACGGTATCTCTCCGTATAATGCATTAAATTAACGCCTGTTGAGTCATCCTCTATCAACTCTCCACTATCATATAAGCATGAAATACTTCTATAGTTTATTAATGTCAAATTTGCCTTATGCAATGCACTGTGTACCAGATTGTGGAGCTGTAGTACCTCATATTTGCCTTTCTTTGCGCTCCATAAGTGCAATGTCGCTACAAGTTGTTGCCCTTGATTGCTGAAAGTATCCTCAGTAACGCTGTTCGTTTCCCCTAATTCAACGTAAGGAAATGGGAAGTTCAGCGGCGTATTATTCATGTCCCGTACACGAGACTTCCCGTTATCATCTGGAATAAAAGCAATGAGATTTGCATTATTCTGCAATATTACTGCTATTGCAGTCCATACTTCTACTTCAGATGTTGCCATACTATATCTTCATATTCTGCAATTCTTGCACTAAAGATTGCCTGTTTGCTTCAAATGCGTTTAACAAGAACGGTCTAGCACGCATCTTTCTTGTACCGTTATGTACAAAAATGCCATATGTTTTATTTGTGCCTATTTGTCTTCTCAATTTTGCAGTATAGATTTTGATATCATCGCGCATATGTGTTGCATCGCCCTTTTCATGCGCTTCTGTTTCCTGTGATACAGGGCAATTATCCCTAGCATCGCTTTGGGTCAGGTTTGCCACAATGTCTAGCGCGTCCTCAGTATTGACAATGATCTTGTCGTTTGCTTGCTGGAAGAGAGCGGCGATATTGGGGCCTTTAATCGTGACACTCATAAAAATCCCCCTTGCAAAGTGGTCACAATGACGACTGCCTCTGAAAACACCGCATACGATGACGGTCCTAATGGATCAACAACCTTATAGATAGTGCCTTTCACCCTCAGCAGCCCTGACTTGAGCACCACTGTCCCGAGAGGCATTGACACCTTTTTGATCACTTCACCAACGATCTGATTTGCTATTGCATACTCTTGAGGTGGCTTGTGATCAACCACCATGCACTTGACGATTGCAGTGACCACATAGGATGGTGAGCTTCCTCCGAGCGGGTCAAGAGGCCCCTCATCCTGTGCTAATATGTCGCAATCATCCTTTAATGCTAAATCCGCAGCTAAGTCTGCAATTTGCTGTAAATCAGTATCGTTGATTACTGGCATGGGCTATTTCCTCTTCATAAGGCTATCCACATCTAAGAAGATGTTGTATTGAGCAGCCATGCTCAGCGCTAATTGATCCATCTTTTGTGGATTGCGTATCGTTTTCGCTAACTCTTTTGCGATACGATATCGCTTGCTTTTGCTATGCATCATCCATTCCCGTTTCCGCTTGCCATATAATCTATGGCTGTTGCCTTGAGTGAAAGCTCACCATCCTCACCATTGCTCTTGATATCAGATCTTGTCATGAGGATAGACTTTGGCCTCTGCTTCATCCTGTAAGATCTTGCAAGATTTAGAAGCAAATCAGCCGCTTGACTACGCTTAAACTGCTGTCCCCCAACAAGCACATCATAGCTGAGGACCCACTTTGCAGCCCATCGCTCTAGCAAATCCGCAGAAGCGCGATAGACATCATGCTGTTTCCCTGTAATGTAAACGCCCGGGAATATGCTTGTGCTAAAAGTGAAAACACCGACTATTGGCTCGACTGATGAAGGTGTTACAACAACAGTCATGTATTGCTTCAGGACATAATCCGATTCCCAACCGCCGTATTCACTGTAGTAGTCTAGGTATTGGATTGCTGAGCCTGAATAAGTTGGAACGGGCTTGAGAGCCTTGTTGACGATATCATCGCGTCCTTCATCTAAAACACCTTGGATTGTGTCATCATCAAAAACCTGACCATTGCCCACGAGCAAAGTATCGTTTATGAGCAAGCGGACACGGCTGATGAGAGCTGCCATTGAAGTTCTAGCTGCCATTGCGAGTGCTCACTTTCTGCTCACAAACTATGGACGCGATAGGCTGACGTCTGCGAAGTAGTCCACCGTAGCTCCTGTCCCTGTTATTGCTTGCAATTCAAGTCTAACGTATCTCTTGCTTGTTTCAAACGGAATAAAGATTTCACCGCTAATAGCCGTTGTTGCCAAGACAAGAGAGGCCTCTGTGGTCTGATAAATTCCAGTGAAAGTGCTGTTATCGGAGCTCTCAGTGATACGAAAAACCGCCGTACCTGCACCAGATGATGTAGAGGCATTTTTGTAGATAATACGGGCTTTATATCCACGTCTTGGAGTTCCGGTAATGAGATCCAAGCCCGTTGAGTTGAAGGTAGATGTCTTAGTTACGAGAGTTTGAAGAGTTGCAAGTGCATCAGATGGCATGGCTTTCCCCCTTCTGTGTCTGCTTATTCTCAGGCTCTTTAGCCTGTACATTCTTCTCAGTAGCGGCTCTTGCCTTTTCATCTGCTTCAGCTTTATCGCGTGCCTTGGCATCTTCCTGGACAGGATCGAAGCCGTGTAAATGCCCTAAGTGGAGGATGATTGTGTCGAGAACTCGCCCTAGCTGAGTGTCAACCAGTCCAATGGAGCGGACTTGCTCTCTCAAATCTCCAAACTCTTCAGGTTGCATCTTGAAATCA